AGGTTTCACAGCGCGGCACCATCAGGGGCCATCGACCACGAAATCATTGAAAAGCGGAGTCACGCAAACCGTGGGGTCATCCGTGAAGTGAATATGATACGGATTGCATGAGAAATCCGCGATATGACTGATCGTGCAATCCACCGAGCCAAACGCCGACGAGGCTGTCGTGATGCGGAGCTGGCCGCCTGCCAGACAGCCGAAGGAGATGGTGTAAGTCAGACCGGGCTCGGCCGAAAACGTCACTCCCCAGCCATCGGAAGTAAACACCATCGTGTAGGTGCCATTGCCGAGCGCACCGCCTGAGAGCGTCAAGGAGAGCGGCCCATCCGCTTCGCCTGGCACGCAACAGGGCTCACACGTCAGCCCCGTCGCCCTGGGCACTGAAACCGTGGCCGAGGTAGCCGGCACGCCGGTGCTGAGATAGCTATGGCTCGAGCTGAGCGGATCGCACGACGAAGGCGTGGCAATCGAGCCTTCCACCTGCTCGTCGCCGTCGTCATTGATCCAGTGTTCCTCCAGCGCGACCTTGGGCGCATGGCTCGTGCAATCGAGCACATACCAGTGCCCGTCAGGGGCCGTTGCCGTCGTACCAGTCGAATCAAACGCATACGAGCCGCTGTCGTCCGTGACGCTGCCCTCATCGATGAGGAGATAGACGCCGCACGCCTGGCAGTAGTACGTCGAGCATTTCCCGCCGCCGCAACAGCAGTCACCGGAACCCGAAGCGCTGGGATTGAGTAGGATGCCGCCTGGCATGGTTCAACAATCGGCGCTGACGAGATGCCACACGCCCGCTCTCCAGGTCACCTGAACGACTTTTCCGACGGCAATCGACGCCGAGAGCGTATGCACATTACGACACTCGGCCCCCGTCTCGGCCGCGAACAGGCCGCCAGCTCCATCGTCTCGATAGATGGTCACACGGCCCGATGTTGACGGTGTAATAACTGTACCAGCTACCGATCCGGTCGGGATCGCCGTCGTGACGAGCGCCGGCTGGATGGGCAGGAAGGGAACATAAGACCGGCCGGACCTTTGGTCGGGCGGGATGCCATGCGTATGCTCGACCCGCTTGACCGCGCGGCCGATGCGGTGCACCAGCGGCTTGGAGAGATAAGCCGGGCCTTTGGACTTGGAGTCTGCCATCAGTCGGGGAATAGGGGTAACTGGACCATTTTTGACTTGCCCTCACGCTCACGTCTGGCACATTGTCCCGCCGACATTCTGGCTCGCGCTTCGGGGCTATACTTCATGCCGCGCTTTGCTGCCGCCATCTTGGCGATCGCTTCAGGGCTCATCTTTCTAGCACGGGCCGCCGCTGCCATCTTAGCTCTATGCTCTGGACTGAAGATTCTGCCCTTCCCGGCCGCTGAGATCTTGGCTTTATGCTCGGGGCTGTGCTTCTTGCCACGCCTCGTCTTTGACATCTTGGCGATAGCCTCGGGACTGAATGTCCTACCCTGCTGTGCCGCTGACATTTTGGCTATCGTCTCAGGAGTACGCTTCTTCCCGCGATTTGCGGCGACCATTTTGGTGATCGATTCAGCAGTACGCTTGATGCCTAGGTGAGACGCCGATAGCTTGTCTCTGGTAGCTTGCGAATGCCGAACCCCTAGACATGATCCGGCAGTCGGAGAAAGATTGAAGCCGATCTTTCGGTCGTAGCATCTCGTTTGATCCAGGTGCCATTGCTCGCGGTCGGTCAAGTTTGCCGGGTCCGCAACCTGTTCTATCACACTAAACGCAAAAGCCGTTTCGCCGTGCTTATTCCAAGCATGCTGGAAATATTTTGAATGATGGCTGCCACTTCTCAAGTGGTGCCGATGTATGCGCCATCGGTTCTCAATTTTGACTGCCGAGCCAATGTAGAATTTCCCGGTTGGGACGCATCTAATCATGTAGATGCCAGAGCCAAGATAACTCTCGGCACTCGGTGTGATAGGCTGATCATCAGACATGCTGTGACTCTCCAGAAGTCCAGTGTGTTCAGGGGGACGGCCGGATCACTACTCCGGCCGTCGCCCGCTATTATATCATGAACCCGCATTGCCCGGAATGGAGGAAACCAACAAGAGATCATCTGGGAAATTAAATTTTGAGAAGTCTTGAAATGGATAGATCTGGAATTGAAGGTAGACGGGATCGGCTGCGGGATCGTACACACCATTTTGATTAATGTACACTTCCTTTGTCACTGGCGATCCATCTTTAAGAAGGATCGCTGTCTTACCCTGGCTATGATCGAATGGAGTTTTCCACTGCTGCAAACCCGTGTTGGGCACGATTTCCAGCCAGCCTGCATAGATGACGTTGTTGTTGTCATCCGTCACATACTCGCGTATCTCAAATGTGTATGTGACGACCCAGTAATAACCCCAGTCGGCCTGGTACTCCCGCTCGGCGGTAACGTCGGCACACTTGACCGTGTTGGGGGCGTAGATACTTAGAAATGTATCTTTATTGGTTGTGTCTTTGAAAGTCTGCACGTAAATGCTGTTAAAACTAGGCTCGTTGCGCACGATCACCAGCGTGCCTCGGGAGTCATCCCGCTTGACCGGTGGAATGAAAGGATCGCCGACGTTGTTCACCATCGGCTTGTTGTCGGCCGTCTTGTGGCATTCACGCTCGAACTTGGCCGTGCCGAAAGAGACCTTGGGCGGCACCTTGAACGGATCGGTCTGGCCCTCGCCCGCGGCCTCGGTGGTAGCCCCTCCTTGCTCGACCCAGTTGAAGGGCCCGAAGTTGAGCGTGCAGAGCCATTGCCTGCCGTCGTCGCCCTCCTCGTGAAGGTCGAAGCTCTGGAGATAGTTGCCATAATCCCACTCGGTGGCCGTGGACGTGATGGGGTGCGAGTACTGAGCGCCGACCCGGAAGCTGAGCGCTTTTGCCACGGCGCGCGGGCCCATCGTCGGATCGTCCGTGATGATCCGGAGCTGCTGAGAATAGGACCGCCCGCCCTGGCCGGACCAGGAGAGTGAGCGGTTGCCCTTCACGTCCTTGATGGAAACGATGGCCACGGCTAGTTGAAGTCGCCCATCATCTCGGCGCCGTCGCCGGCCTCGAGGTTCTTGTTGAGGCGGTCCAGCAGGTCGACTTGCTTGTCGGAATTCCTGGCGATCTTCTTCATGTCGTTGTCTTCGCCGATCCCGTACTTGGTGCGGATGAACGCGCTGGTGGCCTCGGCACTGCCGACGCTGAGCGCCGCACCGGCCGACTTTGCCCCTGACATGGCGGCCGGGACCGCGCCCGGCTTGGCGACGGCGCCGAGGGCACCCTTGGTGACTTCCTTGCGGGCCTCGGCGATCTTGTTCCTGGCATTGGCCGCCCATTGGTTGACGGCATCTGAGGGCCAGGGCTGGGCGAGCTTGGCCTGGAACCCTTCCCATTGCTTGCCCGAGAGGTTCTTGAGGTCTTCTGACCAGGTCTTCACGAAGTCGGCAGCGCCTCCCTTTCCCATGCCGACCAGCTCGCGAAGGCCGTCAAAGGCTTTCATCCACTCTTCCATGAATCCGATGATCTTGCCGATGCCCGCGGTGATGTAGCTTTGCACGGCCGCAAAGCTCAGACGGAGTACGTCCCAGGCATCAGCCACGAAGCCGATTGACTTCTGCACCCAGCCCATACTCTCGACTGATGCCTTGCCCGCCTCGATGCTGCCCTCTCCCCAGTCGAGGGTTGACTGCTTGAGGCCCTTGAATGCATCGCCCGCAGCGACAACGAGCACGTTCAGCTCGGCGAAGAACGGCTCAACCATCTCGGGGAGGTTCTTGCCGATCGAAATTTCGAGTTCTTCTATCCGGCCCTGCAGCGATTTCCACGAAGCCCCCGCGTCCATCGCCCGCTGATCCATCGTTTCGAGGATGCCGGCCCCGCCCTGCATGATGGCGTTGAAGCGCTCCTGGGCGGACATCGTCGCCGAAACCGAGATGCCGAATTCTTTCAGGCCCTTGCCCTTGCCAGCCATGCCGGCCTGGATCTTCCCCATGGCCTGCTCCAGGCTGATCCCCTTGAAATTCGCGATCGCCTGGCCCATCACCAGGAGCTGGTTGGTCATCTCGGCCGCCGGACCCTCGGCCACGCCCAGGGCCTTGAACAGGCCGCCCATCTTGGTGGCCATCGCGGTGAACGTGATCTCGGACGTGCCGAAAGCCGCGTTCATGCGTTCCGACTGCGCGACTATGACGTCTGAGCTATCCCCGAACATTACGCCGAGGCGTTCGATGTTGTCGCTCAGGTCATCGGCTAACCCCGCGAAATGTCCGAGGGCCGCGATCCCGGCGCCCGCGAAGCTGCCGGCGATCAGGCCCTTGAGCGACATCATGTTCCTGCCGAACCCGGCCAGGCTGCTGCGCGCACTGTCTAATCCTTTCTGGAGCGCAACGGTGCTCGTCTGCATCGCGATATTTATTACGCCGATTAACATTTCCTCTGTTCCATACTTGCCGTGCTTCTCTGAATGACGTTATTGCGCCGCCTCTCTCAAGGTCCCCTCGAGCAGCTCGTGCATCGTGGTGTCCCGCGCCTCTGGTCCCTTGTTGTCATAAGCCGGCCTCATGAAAGCGTTGCCGGGCATGTGCTCGACAATCGCCGGGTAGAAGAATTTCTGACCGGCCTTGGTCGTCTTGGTCAGGCCCTCGGCGCTCTTGACCTGCACGAGCAGGCCTTGCCTTGACCGGCTGCGTTTCATGGCGCGGAGCTTGAGGTTTTCCTTGGTGAGGCCCGAGAGCACTGGCACGCGGGCCCTGGCATCGGCCAGGACGAGCTTCATGCCCGATCGCATCGCCTGGCGCAATACTTTCTTCTGCACACGCTGCTCCAGCGTCTTGAGCCGGCGGTCAATCTCCTTGACGCCCGTGATGATGATCGCGCCGGTCTTAGCCATGCTGCATTAGCCTCTTGAGCGAACCCGCCGACTCTTCCGCCGTCAACCGTTTGGGAGGGGCCTTGGCCCGCGGCATGAAGTCTTCAGGCCCGTAGGATTTCTTGCCGAAGCAGCTCGCCACGACCGAGGCGATCCGGCCGCCGATCCAGTACGGGTCGGGCAAGGGGCAGACCTCACGGTGGAACACCAGCCATTCCTCGAGCTCGCGGTCACACAGCTTTTCCTCTAGCTCATAAACGGTCTTGCCGAGGGCAAGGGCAAGTCTGAAGAGGAACTGCCGTTGTGGCCGCTCGGCGAGTTTTTTCCCGCGGCTTCCAGGTCGGCAATGTCGCTCTAGGCGAGCTTGTTGACTTCGGTGGCCGCGACAACCAGGGGCTGCAAGGTCGCCGCGGGTAATGCCGATAGAGCCGGGATATCGGCCGGCTGGAAGACCAGGTCGCCGTTCTCATCGCAGACCGTGCAGGCGACCAGGCGGGCGCGGAAATCTCGGTTCCGGCTCTTGGTGTGGGCGACCTCGAATTCATCGCGCTCGCCGGCCGACATCGCGCGGACATAGCAGGAGCCGAGGCCTGGGACCGTGACGGGCCTTTTCTCAAGCGGCTGGGGAGCAAGGAAGCTGATTCGCGTGAGCATGGCTTTTCTCGGAACAGAGGGAGGCAAGAAACAGGAAGGCGCCCATCCACCGGGCGGGGCCGTTCTCGCTGTGTTGCCACGAATTGGCCAGAGCCTCGGTCAGGCAGGCCCGGTGATTGGTCTGGCCTATGACCTGGTCAAGGTGCTCGCGGCTGATCGGCTCCCCCGCCGCGGCGATCGCCGCCGCAGACCCGGTGTATGGGCCGTAATCCGAGGCTATGACCGATGATCCGAGGGTTGCGGTTTCCCAGATCTTGATGGCGCTCTTGGAGAGGTTGAACCGATCAGGCACGAGCGGTGCAAGGCAGACGAGCGGGCGGACCATACGGCAGACGCGTGGATATTCGCAGAGCCGCGACCAGGGCAG